GGCTACGTCTCCGCCACCTGTGTACAGCTCATCGTAGGCGCCACCGACAAGGACATAGTCGCTGGGGACGGATAGAGAGATACCAGACTCAACGCTGCAGTCCAAGGGGACATCCCAGGTAGCTGTGGCGCCGTGGTCATCGGAAACAGCCACGTCTCCGTTATCCATGCTCAGGGCATAGATTGTGGCCTCGTCCTTCACAGCCAGGTCGCCTATCATGGCTACGGTGGAGTGTCCCTTTTCCCAGCAAGGTAAGCCCTTGGAGCTGTTGTAGTAAACGTTGTCGCTGGCGTAGTCAACCAGGTAGACCGTCAACGTCTCGTCGGTCTCTTCAGGAGCCAGGCGGAGAAGGCCCATTTCCCAGTTGTACGGGCACTTGCCTTCAAGCTCCTTGCACCACACCCTGATCCAGACGTCGTTGTACTCTTCGGCCTCGGAAAGGTCCTCAGCTTTGAACCACACGCTGTCGCAGCCACACGCCTCGACCCCTTCACAGTAGCAGAAGCCCTCGTCGTACTCCCCGTACTCACACTCAAGACACTCGTAACAGCCTATGTCCCCGCACTCGCAAACAGTGCCCCACTCCTGCATGCACCAGTTTCTGTAGTTGACGGTCGCCAGATATGTAGTGTCGCACGAGGGTGACACAGCGACATCAGATATGTAGTCAATATCGGTGTCGATAAGGCTGAGCTGGTTCCAGTTATCGCCGTCATCGAGACTGAAGGAGAAGGCGCTCTCGTCGTAGGTGGTTGCGTAGTAATCATACTCGACATAGTAAGGATGTGAACCGGTTATGGTATAGGCCTTGTTCTCGGAGATGAAGGCTGGCACGGCGAAACCTCGCCCCGTGGGCGGCTTGCATGCGTCCTTCCAGCCGTAGCAGCAAATCTCCATATCCTCGATACTATCGTTGCGGTAGACCTGGACTCCATCGCAGCAGTCGGTAAGCCATCCTCCGCACCAGTCTGCTCCGTAGCCCATGATTCCGGCTATGGCTTTGCCGCTCTCAATGGTGCCCCAGTAGGCGAGATTTGCTATCCAGGGCTGGAAGCCGGGGAGACACTCAGGTATCTGCGTTACGATGGGCTCGACCGAGCTGTTGACCACGCGGAAGATCTCGCCGCCCCACTCATTAGAGTCAACGTAGACCCAGGCATAGCGCTTGCTTGAGTACCTGCCCTCGTAGTCGAAGGGCGTGACAACGCCCGACATGAATGCTCTTCCGAAAGGCCAGTTGACTGTGACATCCTCTGTTATCAGGACTGCATCTGGGAAACCAGCCTCGGCGTTCCATGCCTTGGTGCTTCCCCATGTTCCTGACTGGAGGTATGTGTCGCCGAGGCCAACACCCGCCCAGTTCCCTGGGTTGGTGTGTGTGGTGGCCAGTACCGTGCGGTCGGCCTCCCAGCTAGGCGCGAAAGCCACCCTGGTAACCGCGGTGGTGGTGGTCAAGGTCCATTCGTCCCAGCCGTCGTAGTCGGAGGCGTCCTTCCAGGAGCCGAACAGGCCGCCCGTCTCCAGGCGATAGATCCGACCATCCGTGTCGGGACCCCGGTAGATATTCTGCATTGGCAGGCTTCCTCCACCGGCGTTCCAGTCCCATATACCTGCTGCAGCGATGTTGCGCTTGCCGCTAACCTCTGGGGAGATTGCCAGGCAGAAGACATCGGTAAGGACAGTTCCGGCGGACGAATCAGACAGGTCGCCGGGCCATTCGAAGCTGGTAGCTCCATCGTCGGAGACGAATACTTGCTGCACATACCCGGTTGGCGAGGTTAAGTCTTCCAGGTAGGCAGCTACAGCCAGGAAGTCAGCGTCGTCGAGAGCGGTAGCGATAAAGTTGATCTCGTAGAGTGTGCCGAGATTCTCGTCGTCGATACAGTCGATCAGCTTATCGGTTTTGTCGCTCCAGGTGGCGCCGCTGTCGGTGGACTTCCATAGAGCAGTGCCGATGGGATTGTCTATGTCTACCAGCTCCGGTGCTGACCCCATGGCGTAGAGCGTTTCGCCCAGGGTTTCAAGGCCGTTGGTAGCACCGGTGCCCCATAGAACGAGATTGCTTTCTGTGCCGATTACCCAGTCGTCCTCGCTGGGTGTCGTCACACTGCTCCACTCGGCGCTGGGCGTGGCGGCGCTGACTTCGGTCGGCGCTGCTACCACTCCCGTCAGACCTATAGCCAATGCCAGAGCGATAAGTATATATATCGCCCTGGTATGCCATTTAATCTTAGTCATCTATTCCTCCTTTGGTTAGGATTCTATTTCAACCTTTCACCCGGGGTCGACCCCCTCGGGCTCAGGCCTTAGGTTTCGTTTTCGGTAAACCTCTGTTTCTAGCCTGCTTCATTTCAGGCTTGCCCCTCGTCTGGATAACATCACCTCGGGGCCTTTCCCTCGCTTGTGCTTGGGACAACCCTCACAATGACGCCCTCCTTTTGCGCCGGGGTCAGGGCACTTTCATCTCCCCCGCTGGGTTCGCCTGCTATCACACATGCATACCCTTTGGGACTCTTCTATAGACATCACCCCCTTCTCACCAAAATATAAACGGACAAGGGCAACATCCTGTTTACGCCATTGCCCTTCTATCTCTGCTGTTTCCAACTACCTTACTTCAATGCGCGCGTTTTGTCAATAGGTAAGGCAAAAAACTTAGCCTACCCACCGCCCATTATAGCAGCTGCCCTCAGCTTGTCAATCTCTCGGGTGGTGGCGCTGCGCGATGAGAAACGGTTGCCGTCGAATCCTTTGCCGTGGCTTCTGGACAGCCTGGAGGTAGATGGCTTGGAATCCCGGCTGCGGCGACAAAATCGCCTTGCTGTATTAGAACGCTTGTGCTACGATGGCCCTGTCAGTTGCAGTAATGGCGACTGTGACCGCCACAGGGCGGTCACGATCAGAGTTGCAAAAACCGGGTGAATTGTGGAAGAAAAGCCTGTTTGGGACTTACTGCCTGAAGAGTACCCCTATAGCGACCAGGGGTGCGAGCTATTCCCCTCCTGTCTCGATTGTCCTTTTCCGTACTGTATCAGGGAGGAGCCTTGGGGGAGGGCAAAGTTTCTGAAGCGCATCCGGGCGGGCAGGATGGCCGACTTGACGAATGAGGGAAAAAGCGTTGAGGAGATTGCAGGCATTTTCGGGGTGAGCGTTAGGACGGTGCAGAGGGCGCTGAAATGGTGGAGGGAGTCATGTGGGGTCGGGGGGCCTCGTCCTGGCAGCTTTGGCTGGCAATGACAGGGCCCTACGTCATGGCAACGTGAGCGTATGTTCTGTCATCGCGAGGAGCGGCAGCGACGGAGGGACCCCCAGGACGGGCACGACGACTTCCTTATGAGCCTCGCCCTCGTAGCAGAGGCAGCCAGAGACTTCAGCCCCAGGACCGCCAAAGGAGGCCTAAGAGATGACTGATCCTTCAGTTCCTTCAAGGACAAGCTTCACCCCATCGCAGCTAGCCCGCCTCGATACCGACCGCCTTGCCTCCTACCGGCAGAACCTCGATTTCTACAGCGGCACGCAGTGGCCCACCACCAGCCGCCACCGCCAGCTCACCTTCAACTATGCCAAGGTGGCAGTCGACAAATGCACCAGCTACCTGATCCAGGGACTCACCTTCGCTTGCTATCCCACGGGCCGAGCCGAGGTTGCTAGCGACAGCGAAGCAATCAAAGCCAGAGCAGTTGCAACAGAGCAGCTCCTCAGACAGGTATATCAAGACAACAACCTCCAGCAGCTCGACTGGGAGACCGAGATCGATGCCGCCGTCCTGGGAGACGCCTGCTATAAGGTCACCTTCGATAATGACACGAAGCGCATCAGGATCACCGCCCCCGATGTCTCCGGCATCTTCGCCTGGTGGCTGGGAGACGACCTGGCCAAAGTCTGGAGAGTCGCCTCCAGGTACACCCTCACCCAGGACGAGGTCCAGATCCTCTATAACAGGTCCATCCAGAAGAAGCAGGCCACAATAACCGAAGTGTGGACGGACCGATCACTAGACCTATTCCTCGACAACGACCCTATGGACTCCAGGCCCAACCCCTACGGCTTCATCCCCTTCGTCATATTCCCCAACCTCAGGGAGCCTAAGAAGTTCTGGGGTACCTCCGACATACCATCCGTCATCCAGCCGCAGAGGGAGCTGAATCGAGCCCTCTCGCAGCTCTCCCGCATCCTGGAGCTCTCAGGAAACCCCATAGCGGTACTCGAGAACGTCGGCTCCGCGGAGGACATCAAGGTCCAGCCAGGCGCAGTCTGGGCCATACCCGAGGACGCCAAGGCCTATCTCCTCGACCTTCTCCAGGGAGGCGGAATCAGGCTGCATATAGACTATATCGACACCATCTACCGCACGCTTCACGACATATCCGAGACGCCCAGGGCAGCCTACGGAGGCATCGAGAAGGAGCTCTCCGGAGCGGCCCTGAATATCGAGCTTGGAAGCCTCATACAGAAGATAACCCGCAAGAGGACCATCAGGACAAACGCCTACCACCAGCGCACCGGCATGATCCTCAAGCTGGCAGAGAAATACCTGGGCCACAGCTCCCAGGGCATAACGCACCGGGTGGTCTGGGGGCCGATACTGCCCACCGATAGCCAGAGGCAGGCCCAGAATGAGCAGCTCCTCGTCCAGGCGGGAGTCCACTCTAGGAGGACCGCCATGGACGAAATGGGAATCCAGGACCCCGACCAGGAGTTCAACCGCTGGCTGGAGGAGAGGGAGAGGATCCTGGAAATGAATCAGGAATTCAGGGCGCAGTCCACACGCGGCGGAGCGAGAGAGAGAGCAGTTGCCGCAGAGATGGAGGTGCCAGAATAACCGTGCCCGGGCTACGTGACACGTGTACCTATTCGGTCACGGCCAACGGTCAACGGACACGCTAAAAAGGAGGAACGCATGGAAAACGGAACCGAAGAGACCCAGGAAAACCAGGAGCCCCAGATTGCGCAGAATGAGTTCTCACAGCCCGAGGACCTCGAGGCCATCAAGGCCCAGCTCCAGGAGGAGGCGCAGGCCCGGGCCGCCCTCGAGACGGCTGCCGCCGAGAAGGACACCCGCATCGCCGAGCTGGAAGCGGCGCTAAGCGAAGCCAAGAGCGAAAGCGAAGCAGCTCTGGCCGAGACGGCCAGGCTGAAGGATGCTGAGGCCGCCACTGTCGGCAAGTACCGCGAGGCCCTTGTCGCCGCTCACCCCGATATCCCCCAGGACCTCATTCAGGGCGAGTCAGTATCCCAGCTCTTCGCCTCGGTGGAGAAGGGCAGGGCCACCGTCGAGGCGGTCAGGAAGTCCCTCGAGGCCGAGGCCTCTGCCACGAGAGTGCCCGCTGGGGCCCCAACCCGAGGCGGCATTTCCCTTGAGGGCATGTCCCCCAGGGACAAGATCGCCTACGCAATCCAGCAGAAAGGAGGATCTAGCGCATGAGCATATCCCTTGAAGAAGCATCCAAACTCTCGAATGACGTCCTCTTGCAGGGCATCATCGAGACCATCATCAAGGACAGCCCCATCCTACAAGAGCTGCCCTTCATTCAGATCGTGGGCAACGGCCTCACCTATAACCGCGAGAAGTCCCTTCCCACCGTAGGCTGGTACGCCCCCGTGTCCGGTACCTGGGCCGCATCAGAGCCCGCCTTCGAGCAGGTCACCGCTGCTCTTAAGGTCCTCGGTGGAGACGCCGACGTGGACAACTTCCTCAAGGCCACCAGGTCCAACGTCCAGGATCTTGAGGCAGCCGTCATAGAGCAGAAGGCCAAGGCCCTGAGGCACGAGTTCGAGAACACGTTCTTGAACGGAGACTCCGGGTCCGACGCCAACCAGCCCGACGGACTCTACAAGCTCCTCACCGACACCCACTGGGTTGCCGACACCGTTACAGACGTGGGAGACATCGTTGTCCCCACCGCAGGCCTGGAGAATGGCTTCCGCTACGAGTGCACCGCATCAGCCGGCGACAAGAAGACCCACGCCACCACCGAGCCCACCTGGCCCACCATCGAAGGCGACACCGTCGTCGACGACCAGGTCACCTGGACCTGCCGCTTCGGCCACTGGCAGGGAACCGGCGCCAATGGCGCCACCCTCTCCCTCGGCAACCTGGACAAGCTCATTGACCTCGTCAGAGGCGGCAAGCCCGACATGCTCCTCATGAGCCGCAGGTCTCGCAGGAAGCTGCAGGGCCTTATCCGCACCTCGGGCACCGTCCTCGAGACCAGGCCCGGCAAGTTCCTGGAGCAAATCCAGATGTACAACGGCATCCCCATCGCCATATCCGACTGGGTCAGCGACGGCTACACCGTGGGCACGTCCAGCGATTGCTCCGCCATCTTCGCTTTCCAGATGGGTGAGGGCGCCGTCTGCGGCCTATCCAGCCCCGAGCTCATTCAGATCGAGCGCCTTGGCTCCCTGGAGACCAAGGATGCCTCACGCACCAGGGTCAAGTGGTACGTATCCCTGGCCCTCTTCTCGGTGGTAAAGGCCGCCATGCTCACCGGAGTGAGAGACTGATGAACCTGCCAGGGTTTGCCATTTTGCCTGGCAGACCTCTGCCATCCTTACCTCCTTATCACCTTTCGGGAAGGGGGGCCCCGCCAGCCCCCTTCCCCCTCTCCTTACGCATCACTCATCACGCACCCAACGGAGGCCAACCATGGACCTAGCAACAATGAGAGCCAGGGTCAGGCAGGACCTCCAGGACACCGACGCGGAAAACTACCGCTGGTCCAACGACGAAGTCGATGGCGCCATCGAGCGCGCCGTCAGCGAGTTTTCCCTCGCCTGCCCCATCGAGGAGGAGGACGATATCGCCACCACGGAGGACTGCAACGAGCTGGATATCTCCAGCCTGTCTAAGCTCCTGAAGGTCGTCTCCGTCGAGTTTCCCCTGGATTACACGCCGCCCTACTATCAGCACTTCACCAGGTACGGCACGTCCATCTACATGCAGGACGAAGGCAACGGGGACGACGCCCGCGTACGCTGGCTGAAGCAGCACACACTTGACGCCGAGGGCTCCACCATCCCCGAGCACCTGGAGGAGCTCATAGTCCTCGGAGTCACAGGCTACCTGGCTATATCGGCGGCAGTCTATACCATCGACAAGGCCACCATCGGCGGCAGGGACGCCGCCTCCAACTACCTCAAGTGGGGACAGGCCCGCCTCCAGCGCTACGAGCGCCAGCTCAGAGCCGTAGCCCGCGATCATCGCGTCATCCCCATGGAGCTCTACACCGATGAGTAAGCTTCCCAACCTGTCATTGCGAGGAGCCGAAGGCGACGTGGCAATCTTGGTGGGTGGCTTCTCCCCTTTGTCATTGCGAGCGCAGCGAAGCAATCTCGGTGCGGAGGCCCGTAAATGATTACCCTCGGCACCCTTAAGACCTGGGATAGCGTTAACTACAAGGCCGGCATCCAGCTCGTCGGCTCCCTGACCACCTACTTCGACAGCGTAAACGTCGCCCGCAACATAGCCGACGCCGACATGGTCATAGGAAGACAGGTCATCCTGGCCATCCCCGGGAGCAATCCCAGGGACGCAGTCGTCATCGCGGTATACACCGTATGAAGGAGAGGGAACAATGGCTAAATCAGGCATAGCACATGCAGACGTGGGAGACGAGCTCTCCAAGGCGGAGTGGCTCGACGAGGAGAACCACGAGCTGGTCCATGGCAACAGCTTTCCCGGGAGCCCCACGGAGCGCCAGCTCTTCTACCGCGACGATGAGCACAAGTGGTACATCTACAACGGCAGCTCCTGGAAAGAGGTAACCGCCGAAGCCGGGGCAAGATTCCTTGCCCTGACAGATACCCCCTCATCCTACTCAGGCCAAGCCGGGAAGTACGCTAAGGTAAACACCGGCGAGAACGCACTCGAGTTTGCCACGCCAGGCGGCGGCGGCGATATGCTCAAGTCCACCTACGACCCCGACGAGGACGGCGTCATAGCACTCGCACAGCTCGACGCCAACGTCTGCTCAGAGACCGAGGCTGACGGCAAGATAACCACCCACGCCGGCAACGCCTCCGCCCACCACGCCAAGACGGCCGACGACGAAGTCTATGGCCTGCTCAGAATGGGCCTGGACGCAGACAAGCCAGCCGCAGGCACAGCAGGACGCTTCTACTACGCAACCGACACCAAGAAACTCTACAGGGACACCGGCGGCGCCTGGACCGAAGCAATTCTACTTCATAAGGCTCGGCACGAGAATGGAGGCTCGGACGAGATCTCAATCGCCGGCCTCTCAGGAGATCCCGCCGATACCATAAACAAGTCCCTGCTCACCACCGAGGGAGACATCATCAAGCGGGGCGCTTCCGCCCCCGAGAGGCTCGCCATCGGCAGCAACGGCCAGGTCCTCACCGTCCAGTCCGGCGCACCCGCCTGGGCCGCTCCCAGCGGAGGCGGTGGCGCCAAGATACAGGACGCCGACGCCGATACCAAGGTCGATGTCGAGGAGTCCGCCGATGAGGACAAGATTCGCATGGATGTTGGCGGTACTGAGGTCTTCTTGCTTGATGATGCCGGCATACTCACGCTCGCAAAGCAGTCTGGCGCTAGCGCCTATCGTAACGCAAATCAGGCAATCAGCAACGCAACGTGGACTACCATTGAGTTAAATGCCGAGCACTTTGACACCCAGAACGAATTCAACACTGGGACATACCGCTACACAGCCAGCGTAGCAGGGGTTTATCTAATCACTGGTCAGGTTGGCTGGGACGCAAGCGCTGCTGGGAGACGACTGCAAAAAATCGCCAAGAACGGAGTATCTATCAAGGGAACCGAGAATGAAGTTGTAGTTCCTGGCGCTGTCGCCTTCGCCTGTTCCACCGTGCCAGCCGTAGTAGAGCTCACGACGAATGATTACCTGGAGCTACGGTGCTACCAAACATCCGGTGGGGCATTGAATGTCATCGCTGACTATTGCCATTTGCACGTTGTCAAACTCGCATAGGAGGAGATCGCCATGTCAAGGACTATCACAGTATCCATCACCGACGAGGAGGAGAAGGCGCTGCTCACAGATATGACCAGCATCCAGGACTGGCTCGACAACGCCATCCACAACAAGGCCAGGCAGTGCATTGATGGCCTCTGCCAGCTCGCCCTCGACGACCAGACCAACGCCATCCTCACCGCCGAGGAGAAGCAGGAGCTAGTATCCGCCCTGGCCGCCCAGGGCAAGTTCATCACCACCGTCAAGCAGCTGCCGCCGGACATCAAGGCGCAGATCGTGTCCAACGCCAGGGTGAAGAGCGCCGCCGAAAGGCAGGCGGAAAGAGAGAAGGAGGGAACCTAATGAGCAAAGTCAAACAAGCAGTTGAGAAAGAGAAGACCAAGGAGGGACTCCCCAAAGAGGCCTTCGCCATCGTGGGCGACCCCGAGGACCCCGGGACCTGGAAGCTTCCCCACCATACCAGGGCCATCTTCCGCGCCATCCAGGGAAGGCTCGATATCGAGAAGACCGTTGACTGGGACCGCATGCCCGCCGCCGTCGCCGCCCTAAGTCCCGGCGGCCATCGAGGCGAGAGGGTCCAGGCCAGCGAGGAGGATATCATCCAGGCAGCCAGGCATCTGGCCCGCCACTACGAAAAGGCCGGCAGGTCCGTCCCGGATACCCTCTCAGTGCTGGTATAGCCGCCCAGAAACTGCATGAAAACCGAAGGAGGGGTATGACAACATGGATAACCCGAAACAGGCGCCTTCTCGAAGCTCTCAGTGCATCGTTATAGCTGACATAACCACTGTGGGAGAGGCTTTCAGCCTCGACATACGGAGGCCAGGCGTCAAATGACCGAAACCAGCCCAACCAACCAAACCCCCAATCCCCAGTCCCCAACCCCCAACCCCGTCGGCGAGATCTTCCGCCAGGCCACCCGCCCCATCGTCACTATCATCTTCGCCGCCGCCATCGCTCAGATCGCCGTCCAGAGAATCGATGCCCCCGAGTGGTTCATCGGCCTGGCCGTCCCCGTCGTCCTCTGGTGGTTCGGCGAGAGGACCGCCACCCACATCAAGAAGAACAAATGACCTGGAAACGCTACTACTACCGCGTCATCGGCTTCGCCCTGGCAGGCGCCGGGGCAGGCCTCGTCCTGGACGAGCTCATAAACGGCCCATTCCACATCGGCCTCGGGGACCATGAATTCTGGGGAATCGTCATGGCCATCGCTGGCACCATATTCATAAGCAGAAAACCGCATGGAAAGCAGTAGACCGTGGGGGGAAAACCCCAACTGCCACAGTCGGGCAGACTTGCCCCCAGTATTCCGTTCCTGCACCACCGCCGGCCCATGCGGCTTGGGTGATCAGGGTGGGCGCAGGACGTCCACCGAATCGCGCTGGTTACCCAGAGATTGCATCGTCATTGCAAGCCTTGTGCTGGGCACAAGTGAGGGAATTGCGACGAAGCAGTCTCATTGCGCATGGCAGGAGACGGACAACGTGAGCCCGAAATGAAAGACCTAACTGAAACCCTACTTGCAGCACAGAAGAAAGCCGACAAGCTTCCCTACATAGAAGCCAAAGTCTATGAGCTCGACCAGGGAATAAGAAGGCTCGAATGGACAAGACTCTACCAAGGTAGCGAGCCAGACAACCACCACGGCATAGCTTTCGACGGCCAGGGTTCCATGCACAGAATCAGGGCAGCCACAGGCGACAAGCTCTACTACCAGAAGATAATCTATCCACCAGACCTGGCGACCTTTCCCCTCACCTTCCCCGCCCCCCTCCGCTTCGACTTCCCCGACTGGCAGCTCATAGCCAGCGATTGCCAAGGCCCCTGCGCCATAGCAGCATATGCAGCCAGGGTCTATATCTTCTACCGCACCACGGCCAACGTCGTCTGGAAGTACTACACACACGACTACGGCGAAACCTGGACGGACGCCCAGCTCGTCGCCTATGCCGGCGTACAACACATGGCGGCAACATGGTGGGGTACCGCAGACATCGTAGTATGCTTCGCACTCCAGGAATCCGAGCTCAATGCCATCGTCCTAGACAGCTCAGACCAGAGCACTACCCAGCACAAGCAGACGTACTCAGGAGGCGGCGCAGCTCACCATCTCGATACCCCGCTGGGGATAGGCGCTACATACCGTCCCAACCATTGCGAGATAGTCCTTGCCGCCCGCGAGCCATCCACGTCCCCCAACTCACCCTATCCATACCACGCCTGCCATCTCTGGCGCACAGAGCTGGACAGCGACTACAACTTCTTGGCCATACAGTCATTCCTGGTGGTCCCCGACGGAGAGCTCATAACCCATGACCATCCCGACTGTCACATACCGGCAGGCCTGCAGGACTACGAAAACACTTGCATCACCGCCGTGGAGAAGTTCACCGGGGTGAGCGCCTACACCCGCCCCCTCATATGCCACGCCGTCCGCGGCTCAGACTTCAGCTCTATGGCCTTCACCGAGCTCAGGCCATTCCTGGACATCTCCTCGGATTTCGGCTTACGCATCACGTCCACGTCAAGCCACTGGTGGATGGAGAGGCCCGACGGCGTATGGAGAGCCCCCCGTCCCCTCCCCGATCCCACCGACCTCACGAGCGACATCCTCTCCCTAACCCAGCACTGTCATCCTGAGCGAAGCGAAGGATCTCTAGCCATCCAGCTCGACAACTCGAAAGCCCAGTACGCCACTCCGCCCGCGATGCGAGCCGAAGTCGTCCTGAAGCTGGGCTACAAGACCAGCGCAGGCAACGAAGCCGTCGAAGCCGGTAGGTACTGGATAGACGCATGGCAATACTCCAGCGCACCCAACCAGTCAACGATAACGCTCTACTGCCTCGATGGCTGGGGATTGGCTGCCAGGTGGACTGCCAGGTTCCAGATGCGATGGACTACGAAGACCGTCTGGGAGGTCATCCAGGAGCTCGCATGCCGCTGGGGGATAGACCTAATCCAGCCGGCCGGGGTACCCCAGAGCTCAGCCATCAACAACTTCTACCCCGACTTCACCGTCCAGCCCGGTACCCGGGGAGATACCGCACTAAGGCAGCTCCTATCATTTGTGCCCGACGTCCTCATATTCGACGGCTACCAGGCATGGACCAAGGACCTCCGCGCCGGCGAGGAGAGTTGCTACAGCTATTCCACAAGCCCCGGTGATCATGTCATCCTATCAGGCGAATATCGAGACACGGTCACCGGTTCACGGACACGCGCAATAGGCAGGGCGGACGACGGCTCCAGAATCATAGAACAGGCGTTCGACTGGGACGACATAGCCCTGGGGATAGACATCCTCGAGACAGACTATGATCCCAACCTCCAGACATCCACACGCACCCAGGAGAGGGCCGACGCCATCCTCAGAAAGAACGCCCTACAAGCACAGGCAGGAAAGATAAGAGTCCCCGTGAACTGCGGACAGCAACTCTACGACGTCATCACCATCACGGACCCCAGGTGCGGCATCCTAACTGAGAACCATCGAGTGGCGGCTATCACGACCGCTTATGAGCCGGCTGCCGCGGGATACTTCCACCGCCTGTTGATCAGTGCCTCTTAG